TAGCACCTGCAGGTCTTACCTTTGACACATCCCACTTAGGTATCTCTCCTGCCCACAACAAGGCTAGTATCTGTCTGAAAGCCTTAGCCCAACCTTCTTTACTATCCTTGACAACAACTGTGGTATCACTATCATAAAGCTCAGGTACATCAGGTAGCTGCTGTACAAACTGACGCTCTACACTAAAACCTACACCAGTACCACACAACAGTATAAACATAGCCTCATCGAATGACTTAGGGTCATCGACAGGTAAATAACTACAGTTGTAGCCTGATGTGTTGTCTCTATCTAACGCCTTACCTGCTGTCATCATAGCTCTCATGCTAGGCATGACCTCTAGATTAAGGATTGATTCCTCTATCTGATCTACAAAACTATCTCTACCCATAACAGGTACGACTACATTCTCCATGTACCTTTCAACAGTTTCAGCCCAAGTCTCTCTGCGTTGTTCTTTCTCTAGCCAACGTGCATACCTTGAAGTGTGTATGAACGCTTGGTAATCGGTTGGTAAATAATTATTCATTTATCTTTTCCCATGTTTATAGGTGAGTATACTTCACCGTTATATTTACTTCCTGTTGCAAACTCTCCATCCTCTACCCCATTATTACATTTAAAAACTACAAATAGTAAACAAAGTATGATTACTAATGTAACTCTTTTTGACCAAAGTATAAACAGTTCAAATGTTTTCTTTGCTTCTATCTCTGCTGCTTGGGATGGTGTCATTCTGGGTCAGTCCAAGGGTAACAAGGCACTATACTTTTCTTACAATACTTTGCGTTGTCAACTAGTAGAACTGGTAATATACAGATAACAAACACACAGAACAAGAAAGGGTATATCAATCCTTTCATATCACAGTAGTTCATCTCTTGTCTCCATTACCTCTTAGTGTTCCTCTCTTCTGTCTGCCATGTAACTTCTCTAGGTTACTATAAGCTACGTTCTCCATGTCAACATTTAAGTCTCTACACAGAGCAGCTATATACCAAAGACAATCACCTATCTCATCAGCTATAGCCTCACGATCAAGTTTACCATCTCTCATAATCTTCTTGACTTTGTTTGCTACCTCTCCTGCTTCTGCAGCTAAACCCAACGCAGGGTAAATGATTGCGTGTTTCTTATCGTAGATAGCTGTCGTTACAGCTTGCTGTTGGTACTTATCCATGTCAAGAGGGTCTTGATTGTAGTATTGAAACGCATTTATATCTTCTAAAGTTATCACTGTTCTAGTTCCTTCCACTGTTTAATCTCAATATCCAAATAAAAGTAATCATTCATGTTGATAGTTCCATCGTCTACCAACTTTCTTATGATCGCTTCCTCGTCTAAATCATTTTGTTCCATCAATAACTTTAGTCCGTAGTTATTGACAAGAGCCTCTATCTTACTGTCGTGATCAAACATTGTCAAGCCTTAATGTATCCAAAGTGAAGTTTCTTTTTCATGGAGTATAGGTGTAGTAGATTGCTTGAGCTTGTTCATAAAGTTATAGGCATCGTTAAAATTTTTAAACTCTAACTCCTCGTCAAAGACCAGACCCTTCTCTTCAATCATACACAACAGTGTCCACTTATCTCCTTGGTCTATAGGACCATCAAGATACTGATGTACTTTAACTTGCATTTTTCATCCCTTCAATATCAAAGTATCTTATGTTATCATTAGTATTAGACAATATAGGTATCATATTAGAGTACCTTGTTCAAGCATATTTTCTTTTTTTTCTCTTTTATCCAGTCATGTGGTATTACTTCTTTAGCAAATAAAAAGCCGTAGTAATCACACCAGTCTGCGTAAGTACTTTTTGCACCCTTGTTTAGTCTCTGGTAAGGATTACTAAAGACAAATCTTATGTCAAGGTTAGGGTGTAGTTCTTGTATCCACTTGTGTTTGTTCCTATCAGGTAGAGTAAACCTACCCTTAGTCTCAACTATGATACCGTTGGGTAGAATAAAGTCAGGGGTATACTTTCTTATTCGCATATCACGCCACTGTACTTTTAGTGTCTCATACTCAAACTTGACACGTTTCTTTTGTAGGTACTTAGCGTTACGCTCTTCTAGTCCTGATCGGAATCTGTGAACTTCGGTGGTTGCCATATCTGTTCTTCTTCTCTACGTAGCCACAAAAGCTTACCGTTCTCTATAACTCTTTCTTCATCACCACCGTAGGCTCTGACACACTCTTGATACAAGTCTTGTTCTGTCTTACAGTCAGCTAGTATCTTGTCAGCTTTCTTAGGACCAACGCCATAGATACCTTGAATGTTGTCTGCTGTATCACCTGTCAGTATCTGCTTGTAGAAAAACTTCAAGCCATCAAACTCTTCGACTGTCTGCCAAGTACGTCTGTGTGGATTGTAGTGTGTACATGGTAGCTGTAACATATCTTTGTCTATTGATATGACAATAGTGTCAGGGTTAGACCATATACCTATCAAGTCATCAGCCTCTTCACCCTTGGACACAATAGCTTTCCAGTTGTCAATCAAGTGTTGTCTAATATCACTAAGGTGTACAGGTCTTTCCTGTTTTCTGTTACCTTTGTATTCTCTGGTGACAGCAATCTTCTTTCTGAAGTTACCTTTACCTGTCAGAAATATCTGATACTTGTCATCAGTTACTTCCCACAGTACTGCCTCTAGTGCAGTCTCTAGTAACTCATCAATCTTTTCTACTGCTGCTTCTTTCTCTTCATCTTGACAAGAGAAAGCTGCACGATAAGCAAACGGATCACCGTCAACCAGTATTTGCAAGTTGTCGTTCTTTTGCACGTTGCCGTTCCTTCTCTGTCATTGGCCTAAGTATATCGTCACTATAGTCCACTATGATTCCTCTGTTCCATTTACTACGTTCTTTCTCTGCTTCTTCATAATCATCAAACAGTTTTGGTTTGTACGGTTCTTTTGTATTACAAGGCCATGACTCAGGCACGTAGTTGTAATTCTCATCAGTATCAAACATAATCATTACTGCGTATTTCATATCTAACCTCAGGGAAAAAGGACAGGGCCGAAGCCCTGCCAGTTACAACGAAAGGAGTACATGGGTGTTACCAACGATCCTCTGCAGGTGTATCGTCATACGGTACGTGCTCAAGGATGCCCACTTTCTCTAACCTTACTGAGGCGGTAGGCCCCTCACCGTAGATAGAGATTTTAACCTTGGCCTTAGTGCCGTTACCAAGAGCACCGTCTTCAATGTAATCCCAAGGTTTATTGGTAGTGCCGTGGGTAACGTATGGCGCACCACCAAAGTCTTCAATACCAGCAGGGTGTTTGTTATATCGTTTAAACTTTACACCTAGCCTATCGTCTGCTTGAGGGTAGGATTTAATCATAGTATTACCCATTGATTCTTCAGGAAAACCTAAGTCTTTAAGGTTTTGTAATTCTTCAGAATCTTTAGGTATAAATACTGTGTTAAATTCCCCTTCTGACTTTTTCATTTGCCATTCTTGTGTGTCCATATTTTCTTCGTGTAATTTAGGCCAATATAATTCACCTTCAAATACACCAAACTTACTTTTCTTTTTAGCTGTCATTACAAGCTCCTTCTATTGATTCGTTCTACATATATACTATACTTGTAAACCTTTGTCAAGTGTAAAGATATACAATAATACAACAAGTTATAAACATAGTCACTAATGAGTATCCTTCCAATTATATCCTATGTCAGTTGATCCTGCGAGTGGGCAAATCATACCAAACTTTTCACCAGTGTCAACAATAGATTGCCTTTGTATCTTACCTAGTAGTTCAGCATCTTTCATCTGCCCACGCACTTCTGTTTGCCACTCATCATGAGGCCACGTCACAAGCTTGAACTCAATGAACTGTCTCTTAGCTTTGTGTACCCAATCGAGTGCTGCGTGTTTCATTATGGTTGACTCACCATTCTGAAGCATACCTGCTAGTGTCTTGTGTTCTGAAGGTACTATAACCTTACGTCCATCAAGACCTCTAAACCATCCACGTTTAGCTATGTGTGGTATAATCTTTTTCTTTAACTCAGCAAGTCCTTGAATTGATTGCATAAAGTTTTCAACTGCTTGCTTTGCTTCTTTTTGATTGACCTTTAGTATCTGTGATACCTTAGCATTACCTGCTCCTAGTAGGAACGCATAGATAAAAGTCTTAGCCATATCTCTTGTTATGTGTGACATACCTAGAGCCTTACGGTTGAGGTTGTGTATGTCTGTCTCATCTTCTCTCTTCCCTGACACGATAGCGTGTACGTATTCCTCTGACTTCATCAGGTGTGCAAGTACACGTAACTGGATACCTTCAGCATCTGTACCTACCAAGTAGCAACCTTTGGGCACGCACCATAGCTCACGTAGTTGACCATCGTATCTATCCTTAACCTTCTCCACTGCAGTAACAGCATCACCATGAAACTGTGCAGGGATGTTGGCTTGATTAGGGTTTCTGTGTGCCATCCTACCTGTCCATGCACCAACGTGTGTAAAGCTACCGTGAATACGTGAATCGTCACCACAGTGCCCTAGCCACTCCACTAGTGATGATCGCCTACCTTCAAGTGTCAACCACTCTGCTAGACGTTTGCCACCTGCAGGGGCTGTCTCAGGCAGTGTGTTAAGATTTGCCTCAGATAAAGTCCATCCGAACTTAGCAAACTTCTGTCCTCTTTCATCCATTTTTTTCCTCATGTCTTTCTAAATATCTAAGTGCTCTAGTCACACCTTCAATATTGTCACCTAATTTTCCTATACCTGTGTTGCAAAAATGACATAGAAAGCCTCTGTACTTTTTAGTATTGTGGTCATGGTCAAAGTGTAGGCTATTACTTTTTCTACCACAACAGTGACAAAAACCTTTGTCTAAATGCTTATATTTTTTTCTTTCTCTTCTTCTCCAAGTCTTTCCTTCGTTAGCACAAGCTTTACATCTATTGTCTAAAGACTTTCTTCCTTGTTGATAAAACCTATCCAAAGGTTTTTCTAAATTACATATCTTACAAACCTTTGTCTCAACGAAAAGGTCTAGCTGACTGTCTTTCATAATCTATATGACCTTTCGTTTTCTCAAAGGGTTTCCATCCTGCATCCCACAGTCTTTCTATCCGCATCTTAGGTGAGGCAGGGTTGAAGTCTATGAAATCGTAGCATACTAGCTCAGGCTCTTGCTTTGACCAGTCCACTACTGTCTTTGCGTGTTTCTTTTGTGCGTTGGTCACGTTGCTGTACAGTGTACCGTCAGCTTTCTTTCTATACTTGATACGATTAACTTCCTCTAGCTTGGGTGGGAAGTCCTCTTGAAAAGCATCCTCAAGGTGTGCCTTGCGTTGTTCTATCTCATCAAGTAACTCTTCAGCCTTGGTCTTGTTGAAGTAGAAGCCGTTGTCTGTCATGGTCTGACACAGTATTTGTATGTCATGTTCACACTGTATAGCCCACTCCCAATCAGGATCATGTATTATTTTCTTGAACTTGTCATACACTCTTAATGTAACTGTAACGTCCTGATGACAGTACTTGATCATCTCATCTGACAACATAGAGAAGTCTGAGAAGTCCATCTTAAAGTTACCTAGCCTGATACCCCAAGCCTTGAGGCCATGCCCATGCTTTAGATCAAAGTCAACCAGTCTGCTGACAATCAGTGTGTCTATGACTGACTCCAAGGGTATCAAGTCTTTCTTTACAAGGCGATTAATAATAGGAACATCAAAACATATTCCATTGTGAAATATAAACTTGTCGTACCCACTACAGTATTCAATGAACCTTTCTCTCTCTTCTTGTAGTGTGGTCAGGTGAACAAACTGTTCTTTCTCACCTGTCTGCACATCTTCTGCACAGATACACCAAATCTTATCAGGAGTCAGTGATTCTGTTTCGATGTCCATTGCAACGATCTTATCTGTCATCATCTTCTCCTGTAAACTCTACCCACATTAGACCAACTACGTTGAATATCCATAGCGAACTACTGAGTATAACTTTTGGAAAGCTCATCTCATGTGGCTTCTCTAAAAAATAGAATATAGTTCTTACGTGTACGTAATACAAGAACACGCCAAAGAAATATATTACTGCTGCAAAAACAGCGTAGGGATCAATATACTGCATACTTTTCTTTCAATGTAAAGGAGTCAGGGTCAAACTGTAGTTGCCCTGCGTATCCTGTTGGACCTACTGGTCTGTTCTTTGTCACTAGTAGCTTGGTTGTGTTTCTCTCTTCTCTGTCCTCTGACATCTTGTCACGCTGTAGATCAACTACAACTGAGGCACGTTGTTCAATCATACGACAGTACTTTACCTGACCGTCATCGTTAGTGTGTCCTATAGTTACAATACCTACACCCAACTCTGCTGCAAGCTTGGATAGTCTGACTGACAGGTCAGCTAGGAACTGCTCCTTGCTATCCTCTGTACCTGCGTTGGCAGATATGTCTTGGATAGGCTCGAAAAACACGTAGTTTACATCACACGCTTGAGACAGATACCTGATCTGTGACAGTAAGTCAAGTGGATCATCCTCATCATTGAGGAAGAACTGGTATAACCTCTCGTCCTTGGTAAGCTTGGTGATAGCCTGTTGTACCAGACTGTCAGCGTTCTTGTCTTCTATCAAGTCTTTGCGTGTCAGGTTGTCACCCACTTCGTAGGATACCAAGCCAAGGATAGACCGTAGCTTAGTCTCTTCCATGTGCCACGTAGCTATCTTGATGTCAGGGTATTGACTGAGTATTCTGTACTCAAGGTAACGCATGAACTCTGTCTTACCTATCCCTGTCTGTGCCTTGAACAGGGTGAAGTGTCCTTGCATCAAGCCTAGGCACATCTCATCGAACTCCTGCACCCCTGTCTCCACGTAGATGTGGTTCTCTGACTTGTTGTACAAGCCAAGGAATTGATCAGGTGTATTCAGTATGTTAGCAGGTGTGTACTTCCTAGCATTGAACCACGCTGACTTGAATGTCTTTGCTTGACTCTCTTGCAGGAACTCGTTGGCATCCTTGTACTTGTCAAGCTCCATACGATAGACCTTGTTAGGGTACAGGCTTGCTATCTTTGCTGACACTGAGTTGCCTTGGTCATCGTGTTCGATAGACAATACTATCTTGTCGAAGGAAGACAGGAACTTGTTTATCTTTTCCCAAAGCTTGTGCGATGGTGTTGACGATGGCAACGACACAACAGGGTTGTCGAAATTAGGATTGTGTAGCATCTGGTATGCTGACATAGCATCTAGCTCACCCTCTGTGATAGTAATAATCTTGCTTGTGCCACTGTTCCATAGGTTCATACCGAACAACTCATCAGTCTTTAGATTCCTAGCACTGAATGTCTTTGGTAGTTGCCTGACCTTGACACCACCCGAAGGGTAGATGTACTCTTGTCTTACTGGTTCACCCTTGCCATCTATGAAAGTCTTACAGTCGTAGAACTCCATAGTTTCCTTGGTGATGCCACGATAAGCCATGTACATAGGCTTGACAAACTCTGTGACATTTGATTCTTCTTGTTGCATATCCCAAGATTCCTTGTTGTGTTTGTAAGTTGGATACTCTTCTTCTGCCCAGTTGTCAAGGTCTTTCATTTGTTTTGGGTAAGACCTGTTGCAAGAATGACACCTACCTGCCATAGTTTCTGTGTTGTATGAGAAAGCATCACTGCTATCACAGTCAACAGCAGGGCATGGTTTGTGGCTAATCCAAGTCATATCAATACTCCTTTAGACTTACCCCATACACTTCTACTTTGTAATTGTCAACCTTATTTCTTATTATATCGTGTAAATAATCCTCAAGTTGTATCACTTGATTTGTTCTTAGATTACCTTCTAGTACTTCTTTGAACAATTCAACGACAATCTCTTGTATCATTAGTTTTGTTGTATCATTTATTTGCATCAGTATCCTCCGTTGCTTTGGCTAGACTATAAGTCAAGTTCTTGTTATGTATCAGTGCAGACTGATATTGTTCTTGTAAGTCACGCACATTCTTCTTGAGTATTTCTATCTCATCAGCCTGAGCAAGTATTATCTTTCTGTTCTTCTCGGCTTCCATCTCGTCTGGTAGCATCTACTTTCCACTCCTCTATTTCTGTTACATAATAATCCTCACCAAGTTGATCCACAAGTTGTCCTACACTGTAAGCCTTGATGTAAAGCGTCTTGTATACACTACTTCTTAGATCAGTCTTGAGTTGTACTTGATAATTTTTCATCATTGTCTCGTATCCACTTCTAGACAGGCAAGCATTTCTGCACTGGTGTTGACTAGCACTACAGCCTTAGTCAAGGCTTCTTGACAGTCCTCTTTCTTGGTGAACGTGCCTAGCTGATAGTGTTCTACACCTTGGCTAGTCACTAGTTGCATCCAGATTAGTATCCACATCATTTACGTATTCTCCATCTGCCTTGATCACTATCATAATATGTTTGATCATCTTTTTCTGAGGCACTCTCCTTAAATTTATCTCTAGCTACGCCTGTATCCTCAGATAGTTTATCTGCTACAGCCTTTTCAATTTTTTTATTTCCAAAGTCAATTATTATTTCCATCAGTTTTCTCCTTTATTTATATTCTCAACTGTTGAGAGTAACAGCTTTATCATAAGCCCAATATTTTTTCCAAAAAGTTACAAGAGGTTTACCCTCTGTAGCTTCACTCACTTCTAGGTATACTATGTAGTCATCTATTCTTATGTAGCATGATTGCTGACTACTTGCAGTCATTTCTGGTCTAGCCATCAGTTTTCTCCTTACATTTTGGGCATTGTGTATGTTCATTGGTGTTAAAGTTATGCCCACACTTTTCGCACACAATATCTTTTACTCTACGAAGCATTCAGTCCATCCTCACTACAGTATAGCCACCATCAGCCTTAGGCATAGCAACTATAGCATATGGGTATATGTATGCTAGTCTATCCTTACCACCTACCTTTAGTTTGATAATGAAGTAGGCATCTAGATCGTCATCACCTTCGTGTGTGTAGTTACCAACACAATCCACATAACCTTTCATTTTATAGGGTGAAGTACCTGCACTCTTTTGATACTCGACAGCCATGAAGTCTTGTATCTTTGGTGCATCCTCATCCCATTCGTGTTGGTCTATCCATGTGGTAAACCAGTAGATCAACAGGGAGTTACCTTGAATTAAAGCACTCCAAGTTTCCTCATCAAAGTTATGATAGGGGTTTTTGTATACCCTAGCATCTGGATTTTTTCTTTCAATAAAGTCTTTCACTTTTCTTTGTCCTTCTTTGTTTCGATGGTGACAGAATTTTTCCTATCATTTACAGCGTCTATAACTTTTGCCCATTGATTGTCAAGGGTATCAATACTGTCATTCATTTTTTTAACCATCAGTATTTGTTTTATCTTTCTAAAAGCATCAGGTGATACTATCAGTTGAATATATTTATCATCATCCATAATATTTTCCTTGACAAGTCAGAAAATGTTGGTATACTAGGGCTGTCCTTTGGACAGGGTACTATTAGAAGTTAGGATACCATAGGTCACCTTCATCCATCTGTCTTTTTATTTGTTCTTTCTCAGGCAAGTATAACTCTACTACGTCATCATTACCCATCCACTCAGCATCATCAATGATCTTACATATATCATTGTAGTACTGATCAAGGGGTACAACCTTAGCTGTACCCTTAGTTTCTTTATCACTCATGCTTACCCTGCAAAGTGCTTGAACTGTCTTGAAGTATTACGGTTCTGCTTAGTCTCAAAGTAGATTGAACGCTTACCCAAGTGATAAGCTTTCATGCAATGACCCTCAATAATACCGTATCGCTTCTTGTGTAGTCGCTTACGTGTTAGACCCTTGATGCCTAGGAAGTTGAACCTAAAACCTTTAGTGTCATCATTTAGTGGCTTAGTTGCGAATAATACAAACATTGTTTACTCCTTCTCGGTTTGTTGTTTGTCTATATAATTTTGGCAAATTCTTTTGTCTCTTGTTATGATAACTAGTTTACCTTTGTCATCATAGACTGCCCATTTGCCATGAGGCAGTTCTTTCATATATGGCATTGTTTGTCAACCTTTATATTTTATTTTCTCTTTTCCATGTAGTCCAAGTAATAGCTTGCAGTACGTGTGGCTTGATGTCTACACGCTTTGCAGCCCTGACATAAACCTCTTGCATCTGTCTATAGACTTTCTTTGACATATTAGTCTTGTCAGTAGTCAAGCCTTGCCTGATACCCATCGCAATGTTCAGGGCATGACCGTCTATAGTAACCTCATCTAGCCCTCGTATGTTAGAATAGAATGATCTAATC